ACACCTTTGAGTGCTTCGGCGAGTTCCTTATGGTCGGTCGCCCTAGAAGGCGCGTCTTTCTTCTCTTCCTTGGGTTTCTCTTTGAGAGATTTCTCAAGGTTATTCACCGCTTCAGCAACCTTCTGCATGTCGTTATAGACCTTCTCGGAGGTCTGAAGACCTGCTTTTTCAAGATCAGCCACGATCTTCGTCAGTTTCGCCTCAAAGTCGTTCTGTATCTTCTGCCGTTGATTCGTAATCTCCTGCTGGTGTTGACCCTGTTCGGTCTGTTTCTCACCCAGTAAGTGAAGGGCTTGCTTATGTTGACCTGTTAGTTGTTGGAGTTGTTGGTTCATACCCATGAGTAAGGCTTTAGCCTCCGGAGGCCAGTCGTTCATGTTCTTGCCCAAAACGCCCTGTAGTTGAGGCGGGAGCATCGCTGCGAGTCTTGTGGATATTTCCTCAGCCCCAGGCCAGTCCATGTTCTTCGCTATCAAATCCCCAATGATCGGACCCGACTGAGGGACGGCTTTCATAAAACCCAGCATAGAATCGGCTGCTTCAGCCCGTTTAGTGGCGTAGGAAGGCCCTATCGTCACCGCAACCGCATAAGTCCCTAGTTTGGGGTTGTAGAGCTTCTCCATCTTCCCCGTTAAGGGGTTATGTCTATCCTGATGAGGGACGCCTAGGCTGGGGTCGATTCTGACTTGATCTTCTGAATCGTCTTCTCTGAGGATGGTAAGGGATCGTGGGGTGTCGTAGATTTTGGGGATGATATCGATGAGGATTCTCCCCGTATGCCTGAGAGACCGCGCGAGATTATCGACATAGTGAAAGTTTCCAAGGTCGCCGGTACGCTTGAGCTCACGTAGAGCTTTCCCTGATTCGTCATAAAGTCTCTCCTGTAGGGTCGCATCAAACCTTATTCCGGTTGTAGCTTGCATATCCTGAGCAGCGGCGATCTTCGCCTGTACCACACCAGCAGGAGGCCCGGCGAACTGCTGTCTCTGAGGGGGAGGGGCGGGCTTACCGCTTACAGAACTTGCCTTGTAAAGAAGATACGGATACGCCTTGTCGTTGGCTTGTTTCCACCTCTGTTCATGACCTTCAACCTGCCCCTCCTCCATGATGTAGGGAGCTTTGGGCATCAAAGCTACTTGTTCAGTTTCTGAAGTAACCCAGTAGTTGTACATCCTCTGGGAGTCTTTGGCGTCTCGAATCAAACCAGCCAGGACGACCTTCCCCTCAACGTCAGTCTCATCGCCTATGACTTTGACTATGGGTATCCACTTACCCAGCCAGTCGTTCTCCTCCAGAACCTGCTTACCGGACATTTTGCACCACTTGATCTTCTTGACCTGAACCTCTCTGGTATTTTCAGGCTCTTCAGTTTTTAGACTTTCGTCTAACTCATCCTCCCATCCAGTGTGACCGTTCTTTAGATGAACCAGCTTTCTTGTCTCGGTCTCGAAGTAGAAATACTCCGCTATCCGAACGTGAGACTGTGTAGTCCAGTTCTTGAACTCATCCCCCATACCCCCCTCTTCGTATTGCATGGGGTCTTTCCCAGGGAAGGTCGCCTCGAACTCAGCCCTCGGTATTAGGTCTGTGATAAACCCGAACTGAGCGTCTGATCCGTCCGGTTCCTGGAGGTCCGGATCGAGATAGACCCTAAAGGGGTTACGTATACGCCCGATTCGGATAACTTGATCAAAGCTATCCTCATCTTCATATTCGGTGAGGACTCGCCAATACCCCCATCCGTTACTGACGGCGGAGTCAAAGCCTGTGTCATAGGCAACATCAGCATTACTTTGTCGCTCAATCTGGCGTATGAGCCCCTTGAGCATCTTCGCAGTATGCGGGTCAGAACGATCTCCCTCCGGGGAGACGTTGATAGCGGGGCGGTTTTGTCTCTGGTCATTGGTAATTTGATGAACAAAGGTCTTCATCTTGTTGACAGTCAGACAAGGCCTTTTCTGCGTCGTCCTGTCAGCCTTGATGGCATCGGGCCACTGATCCCCAGACTTGAACTTCAGGTCTTCAACTGCCATCTTCCTGTTGACCGCTTCAGCAGCTATGCACCTGTCGAACCTCTTCCTGACAAGTCTCAGGAACTCGTCATCATTCCTCGCCTTCTTCTCAGTCTTTGCAGAAGGGGCGCGGTCGGTTACAGCAGCTTCAGCCACGTCTCACCATCTTTTATGTAGATATTCGATAGCTTGCACAAATGCCTCAAAGACCTCAGAAGCTCGATCAGCCGGTCAGGAGAAACATCCGGCACTTCACGGGCAATCCGGAAAGAGGGATCAAGACTGATCATCATGGGTTAAGCCTTTCAGACCACATACTCATCAAACTCGATCTCCCCGGGGGCTAGACCTTTCTGCATCAACTCAATCACCTTTTCCTTGAACTGCTTGCGTCTTTTCACCTGTTCCTTATCTACTGGAGCTTCGGCAAAGTACGACCCAGTAGAAGTAGTCGCCATGTACGTCACCATCCGCTCATCACGGGTGATGTCGTAGAACTCGAATTCGTTGAACTTAACGATTAACTGCATACTCCGTCCACATCTTGTACATGAACTCCGGATACGGGATTGTCGGGCAGTAGGCTTCAAACGACCTCAGAATTGCATAGTGAAGAGCCCAATCCAATATCAACCCATCAGGAATCGCGCTCTTCCCCCAAGGTTTCCCACGGCGAATGCGTTTAGCTATGCGCTCTGTGAGGCATCTCATACATCACCAAAGGAAATGGACCCGCCATAGAATAACCACCGAAAGCCGATAGACCAGTAACCACCGCCTTGAGTCCTGTCACCTCCCCTTGTGATGATGATCTGTGGGATTAACCAGCATTGCCAGTGAGTCTTCGACCAGTAGGAAACTGTCTTCACGCCGCCATCCAGGATTGGGAGTTATCGTCTTTGGAGTAGGTCACTATCTCAACCGCTTCTTTTGTTTGGATAGGACTGAGTTTATGCCCTATGGACAAGTATATATACGCCTTGGAAGCATGCGATGACCAATCATGAAAAGGTTCATCCGCAAAGCAGTACCGCTTTTCAAGCCAAGGATAGTGGTAAGCGCTCAATGCAGTTCTTCCTCGTTCAGTCCTTTTCGCGTCGAACCAGCAACGACTAAAGAATGCACGCGCGGCGTTGATGCAGTCTTGCCCTGTGTCCTTAAGGGTACGATCTTCGAATTTGAACCCAAGCGCCCTCGCCTGCTCCCGCGTCGATTTCCCATTAGCCGCAAAGTGATGCTGTTCGATGTCATGAGGACCGTTATGCGTACCCCAAACATAATCCATTCCCTGCAAGACTTTGACATAATGGTCAATCCCTATCCCTGTGCCTGAGTTTTCGTAGTAATCTATGACATGGACTTCCTTCCCCGCGTTCTGAGTGAACCAGATTGCCGTAGCATCTGATGTCCCTATATCCCACCATGTGTCTACAGGGTATTCTGGTTGGTAAGGAACCCCACATATCCTTCCCTCTTTCTCCGCCTTCTCCATCTGCCTTCCAAAGACCGACCCCTGCTGAACCCCTTCGAATGAACAGTAATACTCCTGTTGGATAAGCTCTTCACTCATCCCCTCCCGACGTTCCTTGTCAATGTCTGAGGGGTCGAGAGCCTTTGTCTGATCGATTGTAAGAACTTCGGCGAACCACTCAGGGTTACTCTTAGCCATTTGATACAGGCTGTATCCGTGGTTCTTCCCCCTGGGGGTGTAATCGAAAATGGCCCATCCACCATTCTCACGCAGAATTGGTCGCATGTAATCCCAGGCCCGAGGGTCTTGCATAGCGTATTCGCTAAAGACGCATCCGATGGGATTGGTTCCGAGTACGGAATCGATATTGTCAGTCCCGATGAGCTGAATGGCTGAACCATTGACTAACTCTACCCGCAACTCCGTCTCGTTCTTGTTCTTGACGATCTCACGTGGGATATGCCCCATGAAAGGAAATCCTTCCCTGTCTCTCCCATCCCATAGAACTTTCTTCGCCTGAGCATAAGTGGGGAACATATAGAAGTACGTTCCCACCCGTTGAAACGCTGCCTTGCAGACGTAGTTGATGAATGTCTTTTCCTTACCGCTTCGCCTGTGCCAGACCGCTACCGCCCTCTTAATGCCTGAGTCCAGTGCTTGTAGGATCGGGAGCTGGTAGGGCCTTGGAACATAGTTGAAAGGTATCGTCAGCATTTATGCGGGTGGGCGAGAGCAACTTACTAAAAAGCTCTATCCCGGAATATTTCCTATCAATGAAACATGGCTCCAAGAGAAGTTAAGGCAAATGCAAAGCGCTATTCTTCGCATTCAGGAGTTCGAGCGCCAACTTGATCTCGGGCTTGAAGCATTGCACGGAAAAGGTCAGTAACAAACAATCGTGGGTCGTTGTCTGGGTCGCCGAACTGCATGAAGGCATTTACCCCAGCTCTAACCATCTCCTCAGTAATCTGAATATCCGGCCTTGACATATCTCGTTGGCTCTTTTAACCGACGCTTCTCCAGAAACGTCCCAAAGCACTCAGTGGGTTTGGTGATCCCGCACGCCCGACAAGTCTTCGAGTTTTGCGGTCTCTGGTGTTCGTAGTTGTGAGGGATGGTAAGCAATTAGTCCAATCTGCAGTGGTTGTCCGTCTGCATCACTAGCGGTTATATCTGTAGCCTGTAAGGTAGGCATTACCCTGCTTAGTAATATCTCAGCCGCGCGTATTTGGGTGCTGCTCATTTCCAGCCTACCAAGCACATGATTTCTAAGGTGATTTATGAGCATGCTGGCGCGTATCTTTTCACGCCATTTCTCGTGCAGGGTCACCTTGCTTGATCTAGCGGCCATGCCTGTGGATATCCTGTGGATTCACGTGGATCATCAGGCTTTCCCTCTTTCGCAACGCTCCGTAAGTTTTCGTGCGCCCCATTGACTGATGCCGCCAAAAGGACGGAAGACAACGTGTAGCAAAATCCAGTTTACAAGATCGTCTATCATTTCCTCAGTCTATACCCATCGGTCTCGATGTCGTACTCGTAGGATTTACACCTGAGATACATCTGCTCAAATGTTATACCTGGGTACCAGAGGTTTCTTAGCCACTTAGCCACGAAGTCTTTGAGCGCTCTTGGGGCTTGAGTTGCCGATTTTGTAACTGCCGCCTCTAGAGTTACCCGTGGTCATCCTCTGGGCTTGAGGGGTGGGCTTAGACCCACCGCCTGTCTGACCCTTACCGTGGATTTTGTTCCCTTGGGGATCGTTCCCGTAGACTTTGTTATCAGGGTCTTGGGAGTTGGGATTGAACTCCTGGACCTTTGACCACTTCCTCATGACTACTTCCCGATCTTGTTCATTGGCCGAATCCTCTGAGCGCTTGAGGGAAAGCTCGAAGGAATCGTGAACTTCGACCCGCTCGGGCGGCTTCCAGAGCCTGTTGAGGTATTCTGACCCGCCGACCGACCACCAGTACCACCTTGCTTCACTGACTTTGCTTTCATGATTTTTCCTTGAGTTAGAAGAAAAAAAGCCCCATCGAATGACAGGGCTCATGCCAGGGGAGGAACTGGCGGACTAATACAATAGGTTGTGGCA